TAAATGCTTTATAGTCTTGAACAAGACCTGCTGCTCTAGTAGCATTAGTAGATAATGCAGCTTTAACAAGCATTCTTGCAACGTTTCTATCAGCTTCGTTAGCTAACGCAATACCAGCTTCTTTAGAGTAGATGCTTCTTACGTCATAGTGATTGATAGCTTCGTCAATATTAGCAATGAATTGACTAGAGATAAGCAAGTCATCAATAGTTACAATTCTCTCACCTGCTCTGATATTACCACCAGTAATCTCATTTCCTGGGGTCAGGTATTCAGCAGTTGCTCTACCTGTCATAGGGAATGAAGCAGATTTACCCTTACTAATAGTACGAGTTCTTACTTTGTCCATTAGGACTTTCTTTTCTTCAAATGCAGTTAGGACTTCCCCAGCATATAGCTTGAGAAACAGGTCTCTAACGTCACCTGTATTATTATTTTGACCCTGAAAGCTTACGGTGTAAGCAGGGTTTGAAGCAGCTTGTGCCATTTTTTAATTACCTCTTAGTAGTTAAGTTGAGTTGAAATTACACTCAGCATGTCTACAATCTTTCTCCAAGAGTATCCTTCGCAAAGGGTCAGGGGTAATAGTTTGTCTTTATAGCTTAGTGTCTAGGAATGATCAGTTCCTTTTAAATACACAAAGTTAATCGTGCACTTAAAAGGAAGGGGGAACTTAATCCCCCAACCATAACAACAATATTAGAATAGACTAGATTTTGCTAACCTGTTAGCCACCTCTTGTCTATAGGCAGGATCAGTAGCATATCTAGGGTCACGCATAGCTGTAGTCATTTGAGCAGTGCTATCAAATTTCCCACCTGAAGGTTCAGAATTATTACTACCTTGAATAAGAGTAGGTTCTGCTTCAGAACGATAACGTGATACCATACCTTGAACAGCTAGACTAATCATATTAGTATCTTGCGTATTCATTGTTGCATTAAAAGCATCTATTTCACTTTCAGGTAAGTTGTCAGAAGCCCATTGAACCATCTGACCATACTGTTCTTCTCCCCCTGCTAGTGAATACATACTTTCTCTTGTGGAAGCAGCCAAAGCATCTTGCCCAGCTATCCACGAATCTACCAGAGGCTTAGAGAAACCTGCTTCATTAAGAGCAGTGTAAGCATCATCTGATAGTGTACCAGTTTCAGAGTATTCTTCTTGAAATACTGAGAAGTCTAGACCTTTACTGTCTAGTAGTTCAGCTACTTCAGAAGGGTTTTCAGAAGGGGTTTCCTGTACCTCTGATTCTGGGGGTTCTTTAGATTGACCAAGCTTTGACTCTAAAGATGAGTAAGCTTTAGCCATATCTTCTGCAGTTTTAAATTTCTCAGGAAGCCAATCTGGACGTGATTCATCCACAGGTGCTCCTCTTTCCCTATCAAGCATAGCTTGTTGATGCTCTGGGGATTCAGGTGCTTCTTCTTGAAAAGTATTAATTGAGTCTGCCATATATTATTATCCTTCTTCTACAGCAGCTTTCGCTAAATTAGGTGCAGCTCCTTGTGCCATACCAGCTACTGTTTGTTGTTCTAACATTGCTTGTTGTTGCTGTTGCATCATCATCTGTTCTTGTTGCTTCTGCTGTTCAGATTTAATTAAGCCAGAAGTATCAATACCTAGAGATGCTGCTAGTCTGTCTATGTAATCACCTACATTCATTTCACTAGCAATAATCTCTTGACCTAATGGCTGTAGATATTGCAAGAATGTAGCTAATTTATTTAAGTCTTGTCCACGACCTAATGCTTCAATACCTGTGACCACTGTAGGTTTGATGCTATCTTTAGGCATACGTGGCATTTTACCTTGCTTAGTTAATGACTCAAGCAGTAGGTTTATTAGTGGTAATTGAAACTCTTGTGATAGTATAGAGTATACACCACCTAAAGAAGTCTCAAGTTCCTGTGCCATAAAACGTATCTCTTCTGCTGTGACACGTTCAGCTTGTCTCTGTACACTAGTGTTCAATAAGAAAGCAGCACTTAATCTGTCGTTAATCATACGCATAGTTTCTAATGCTACACGAAAGTCACTAGCTTTTTGTACCTGTAGTGTAGATACATCATTAGTATCTCCAGTTAGGAATGCACCGTTAGGAGCTTTAGCTAGATTAGCTGTTTTTGTTGTACCATTAGGACGTACTAAGAATAAAACTTTAGCTGATGCAGCAGAGCCTTGAACAATAGATTGAGTTAAAGCTTCTAAACTACGTAAGTCACCTAAGTATTCTTCTATAAAACCACGACCATAATCTTCTCCATCAATACGAATAAATCGTAGTGGGATATAAGGGTTCTGATCTTTCTTAAACATACCTCTTGACTCAGGTACTTCTATACCTGCTACCTCTTGATATACTTCCCATCCTTTTTCAACCTTACACACCTTAGTATATAGGTCATAGTTCTTGACAGGTGAGTCTGACGGAGGCATAAGTTCTTTTACTGAATCAGGTAAGTTTAAAACATTAAGACTTTCTTTAGTAATAACTTCTAGTAAGTTACCCATTGTGTCACGTTTATTAACATAACGATCAGGTCTGTATACTTTCATACCACCTTCTTTAGGCATATATACTAGTGAGTTACCTGTTACTATGAGAAGCTTAAGGGCTTCAAAAGCTGGTACTCTGATAGCTTTAGATTCTATTTCTGCCATAGCTGCACGTTCAATACGTGCTAGTCCTTCTTCAACTTGTCCTCTATTATCACCTGCAATAGCTTGTAAATCAAAGTCATCTATTGTCAAACGAAAGAAAGGACTGTTAGGTGGTAGTAGTGCAAGTAATAATTTAGATGCTAAGTTATTTACACCTCTTGCTCCAATACCTTGATAAGGTGTAGGATATATAGATGAACTACTATGTCCTTCCTCTGGTAAAAGAGTAGGTATAGTTAGTTTAGCAGCTTCACGTCCTCTTTCAAGGAACGTATCTCGTTCACTTTCAAGTTGTCCATAACGTTTAGCTACGACTCCTGTTTCCATTTCCATATCTTAATCCTTATTCTATGAAGGGCTTTAGTTCTACTTTTTTCTTTTTATATTTACTGTCTGACACAGCTTCAGTAGGTTCAGGCTCTTCACCTTCAACCGTCATGTTAGTATTTTGGTCTATTTCATTAGAGTCTCTATTTGTAAGTTTCTTAACAAAACCTGTATTGTATGTCAAAGCTCCCATAAGCTAACCTTTAGGTATCTGTAAGCCAGAACTGTCACTTGCTGACTGTGTTGAATCAGCCATAGTCAAGTCTGTTCTCAAGGCTTTCTTGCCTGTCTTCTTTTTCTTTAATGTTGTGCTCTCTAAATCCGTATCGTCTAACTCTATGTCTGGAGTTTTACTTGCAGCTGTCACTGGACGAGCAGGAGTTGGCATAGGAGCAGGGGCTTTACTACCCCCTAATAATCCACCCATATTTTATTCCTCTATGTTGTAGTCTTGATTTTGTAATTCAACAAGCTTCTGTATGATAGACTGTTGTCCCCTGAGAAAACCTAGCTCTTCAGGGGTAACATGTTCTAACGGAAGTTTGTTAGGAAATAACATTTTTAAATGGTTAAGTAACGCATCTGTAATGTTAAAGTCGTTGCCTAGTAGTTTCATTTACGCAAACTTTCGCTAATGTTGTAACTTTAGATATCAACTATTTCACAACCATCAGCAGAACATGCTAAAGTTTGGCTACTAGTTGTTGTATCTTTCTTCTCATATAAGGATAAAGCAGACCAATCAATAGACTCAGGCATCTCATTAAGTAGTGCATAATACTTAGCTTCATCTATATCTTGATAGGGTGCTTGTGCATATGTATGATCACTATGAGGTAAGAAAGAAATACCAGAACATATGTCAAAGTTCTTATATACCCATGCTCCTACTTCCATCCACTCAGCATCTTTAACTGTAATAGTAACAGAAGGTTTATGCTCACACCATTCTAATGCATAGTGTTTCCATAACTCTAGCTGTTCTATAGCAGTCATAACATTACGAGTAACAGAACCAGTAGGTGATTTAGTAGGAAAGCTAAACACTGTAGTAGAGTCTGGCTTCATTACACATGGTTCAGCTGGGATACCACTGTCTTTTAAGAACATAGTAAGTGGGTCTTTGTTATCTCCACGTACAGTTCTAATGTAATAGTCACTATGTCTGGCATGAATACCAGAAGCACTATCAACTAACTGTGATACAGTACCAGAAGGTTTGACACAAGTAATAGCTGCTGATTGTGGTACACTTAACATCTCTGAGTATTCCTTATTAGTGTCTATAGCTACCTGCTTCATTTCTTTTAGCCATGTCTTACTATCTCTAGTCTTAGATAAAACCATGTTATCCATGATACCTGTTAAGGATACACCTAGTAATCTCTCTTCTTCTGTATTCTTCTGCCATATCTTACGGAGGTAAGGCATCTTAGTAAAGGCAGATTGTAATGTACCTAGTATGGTAGCTAGTCTTACCTTCTTCTTAAGACTTTCCTTATCATCTGTTTCACGTACAACAACTTCAGTTAGATTACAGAACTGATAAGGTCTTAGGATAATTTCTGAACAAGGATTAGTACCCCACTCATACCCTGTTTCCCTACGTCCATTCATCTTAACGTGATTGTCAGCTGCTATTCTTGAGAAGATACCTCTCTCACCTGACTTAGATTCTACAAGAGATAACCACTCTCTCATAAACCCTTCCATGTCAGGCTTATCTGTATAAGCTACAGAGTTATTAGCCAATGCACGTTGTCCTTCATTCTCCCACCATTGACCAGACTTAGCTTTAGCCATACGTCCATCACTTAGGTTGGACAAGCTGATCATAGCTGAACGTCTAACACCACCTACAACTACAACTTCACCAATCTTACACATGATATCATGGCACTCAATAGAGTTAAGCTTTCTACCTGCAGCACCCTTAAAGATTTCTACTACAAAGTTAAACAAGTCTATCAATGGTTGTGAACCACTAGCCCTACCACCAAACGTCTTGAGTCTAGCACCTGCAGGACGTACAGCAGACATATCCCACTTAGGTATGTCACCTGTATATAGGTGTGATAATAATTTATGTAAAGACTTTGCCCAACCTTCTTTACTATCTTCTACAAATACAACATCATTACTCTGAACCATCTCAGTAGGTATGTCAGGTAGCTTGGAGATTGACTGTCTCTCAACACTAAAGCCTACACCTGTACCACATAGTAAGATAAACATAGCCTCATCAAATGCACGTATGTGATCTACTGGTAGGTAGGAACAGTTGTATATACAAGTGTTATCTCTTTCAGCTGCAACACCTGCAGTCATCAAGGCTCTCATACTAGGCATTACTTGTAGATTAAGTATAGCTTCTTCTAGTTCTTTCCAGACTTCATTAGATAGTTTATTTGTACTACCCTTTAGGAAGGAGATGTATCTATCTACGGTTTCTCCCCATGTCTCTCTTCTATTCTCTTCTTCTAACCATCTAGCATATCTACTAGTAGCTATGAATGTCTGGTAGTCTGTTGGTAAATGATTACTTATCATCTGTTATCTCCGTTGCCTTGTATTGTTCCTCTTGCTTTACGATCAGCTAGTTTATCTAAGTTCATCTGAGCTATGTCTTCCATACTATAACCTATATCTCTAGCTATAGCAGCTATGTACCACAACACATCACCTAGTTCTTTAGCTAACCCTTCTCTTTCATTTACTATTTGTTTATTATCTCTAATAATTTTTTTGACTTTTTCTGCTACCTCTCCTGCCTCACCTGCTAGTCCAAGTGTAGGATATAATATAGAAAACTTACTATCATATATAGCTGTACTGTTTGCTTTCTTTTGATATGATTTAAAATCCATTACCAATTCTTCCCCTTAGTTTGTTCCATTAGTTCAATCATCTTAGTAAGATACCACTGTGCTTTCTTTGCATCTTGTATAGGATTACCTTTGGCAAACAGTCTAGTACTCAAGTACTTAATGACATTACCTTGACAGTAACTAACTGCTTCCCACTCACCCAGTGCATCTACGATATAGTCTATGGTTTCTATCTTACCTTTGTTGTAGTGAGGTGGATTGTTTACCATGTCTGCTTCATCTGCTTTCATCTTCATATACTCCATGTGTCTTAGTTGGGTGTCCATAGTTTTACTTCACCTGTATCTATATTGTATTCTCCATCACGTAATATACGTGCTAGTCTAGCATTCTCTAAGGCTACTTCTTCTGATAGTCCCTGATCTTTGAACGTATTGACAACAGTCTCCCACGTACAATTCCCCTCAAGAATTTTTTTAGCTTTAACAGAACCCACACTAGGACACCCTTTATAATTATCAGTGTTGTCCCCCACAAGTGTTTGATAATAGAACTGGTAGTCAGCTTCTTCTTCAGTAATCTGAACAACTTCTCCATCAATCCAATGCAGTGCAGGTATAGTGAGTAGGTCTTTATCTGCAGACCATATAATATTTCTTTCGCTTTTGCTACCAAGTATACCAAGTACGTCATCAGCTTCTAATCCTTTCCATATTTCAACGTTGTATTTTTCAATCATGTATTCTCTAGCCCATCCAAGTAGCATAGGCTTACGTACTTTCTTACGATTAAGTTTATAGTAAGGTGCTACATCTTTACGATAGTTAGTAGTATCTGTAAAAGCTATTAGATGAGTATCAACAGGTGCTTCCATGAGCTTGTTTATCTGATCATCTATTCTAATTTTAACTTCATCTTCATAACAATGTAAAGTCCATAATCCATCACCCCAGTTAATAGGTGTCTCTGCACTAGTAGCAGCTTTGTAAGCTACAATGTCTCCATCAATTAATAATCTTTTCATCAATTTTCTCCAGATTTAAATATACATCTACATGAGTAGGACAGTTAGGACAAGATAAGTTACTAACTATACCATCAAATTCATAACCATCTTCTATACTAATGTCATGGTCTCCTCCCCATATCAGTTCAGTATTACAGTGCCAACATTTCATGGTGTATGTCCTTTCAAATAGTTGTAAGCTCTTAGTACTTTATCTTTATCATCCTTAAACCCACCTAGTCCTGTGTTACAGTTACCACATAACCAACCTCTGAATGTGTTAGTATCATGGCAATGATCTAGTACCCACTTGCTTAACATAGGTTGACCATACTTACTTATCTCCTTCATGTCTCTCTCACATATAGGACAACAGTAATCATCAGGAGGTGGTTTGTTTTCTTTCCTTAATCGTTGGACTACTTTGTCCTGTCCACTTTTACAAGACCTACATTTTCTTTTTATCTCACCTGATACTAAGACTTGAAAGTTAGCAATAGGTTGCATGGTATCACAAACATTACAAGTCACTGCATCAATGCGTGTCTGCCCAGTTTCGTCCAAACTTGTAATCACTGTCAAGTTTGCATCTGAAGTTGAAGTGTTCTTCGACTCTGTGCATGCATGACTGAATAACTCTCCCTGTTTCATCTTCCTGCCCTTC